TATTTGATTCAGATTATGTATTTTCCACAAAAGTATATGAACTATCTAGTGGCACCACATCTGTTATTGCTCCTTCTTCTCTCAGTGTGACTGTGATTAGATTCACAAGCAATGGCAGCAAGCTGCATGGCAAGCCCACCAAGTACTATTATAATTTGAATGCAGATTACACATATTATAATGGGCCTGGCATAAGTTTAGATCCAATGCCAGCTGGTGCAAACACAACAGACACAATAACGCCCATATATGGGTTAACTCTTGGTGGAAGTGTGCCTTATTCTGGTGGAGATGGAATAACTATTATATGATGATTTGCAGTGATGTGGAACCGGTGAGTTCTTTCTATAGTACTAACCTACAATCAAAGATCCAAAGCTATGAACGGCTTGGGCAACGTATTTGTCGTGCACTAGGTGCACCACTCATAAACATAGAAATTCATGCAGATCAGTTGAATGAATTTATTGGTATGGCGTGTGAAATGTTTACGAAGTTTGCAGGGTACACACAAGAATATCTAGTTTTTGATAGTAAGCTTTACGAAGAGTTTAAAGGATTGCGGTTGGATGTTTTGTTTAGTTTGACCAAAGATTTTAACTTTAGAGCCAAATTTAAAGATGTTTCCCCAGAAATTAAATCAATGTACTCAATTGGTAGGATGGTTATTGGTGACCCAGCAGACCCATACCTATATCAAGTTGTTGATCAAAGCAGACCAAATGAATTAGAATTATTAAACAGTTACGATTATTTGCTAGATGATTACCGCCGTGTCATTGATGTCACAGAATTTGAAGAAGGCAGTAGCAATGGCATAAACACTTTGTTTACCATTGAACAATCATTGGCACAACAGAGTTATTTCAGCTATGCTCTGGGCAATTATGGATTTGACTTGGTCAGTTGGAATGTTTTGAAGAATTGGCTGGACACTCGCGAAAAAGTTTTGGCCCTGAGACGTGATTTTCACTTTGACAGTCGCACACAATACATGCAATTGTTCCCGCCGCCCCGTAGTAGTAGTTCACATTTTTATGGTATTGTGACAGCGTATGTTGAGCGCCCTCTAGTCGATATTATTAAAGAGCCTTGGGTCTATCAATACGCTCTCGCTCTAACAAAAATAGCAATTGGATCTGTTCGTGGTAAATATCAAAACACCCAGCTGTTCGGCGGCGGGTCTATTAATTATAATGATATGCTGAACAATGGTCGTGAGGAAAAAGCTGATTTGGAAAAGAAATTATATGAACGTGCAGCAGGGTTTGGTGATGCACCCCCACCTGAATTCTTCGTTGGATGAAGTTCACACCCAAAAATAACAAGTACATACAGGGCATTTTCAAGCCTACACATGCACAAAAATACAAAGGGCATGATTTGCCACGTTACCTTAGCAGCTGGGAATTAAAATTGTTTCGCTGGTGTGATAATAACCCTAATGTGATTGAGTGGGGGAGTGAGAGCATTGTTATTCCCTATGAAAGCCCTATTGATCATAAAATACATCGTTATATTGTCGACGCAATAATAAAATTAAAAACAGCAGATGGAATAAAGAAATTTCTTGTTGAGGTTAAACCACACAAACAAACAGTAAAGCCAGAAGAGACACCCGGTAAGCATAAAAAAACTCTTTTATATGAACAGTTAACATACATTCAAAATCAAGCTAAATGGCAAGCTGCAAAGAAATGGTGCAAAGAAAGAGGGTACGAATTTACTATTTTAACAGAAAAAGAGTTGAGAAAATAGACTAAACTACTAATAAATAACATATGGCTTTAAGACTATTAGTTGAGACACCTGCTCCTGAAGATCAGTACGAATACGTGGTTGAAGAGAAGAACGGTAGTCAGTCAAGCACCATGTATATCAAGGGACCTTATATGCAGTGTGAAGAGGTTAATAAGAATAAGAGAGTTTATGATTCTGGAGAAATGGATCGAGAAGTTAATCGTTATATTCATGAGATGGTTAAGACAAACAGAAGCATGGGTGAATTGAACCACCCAACAGCTGCTGAAGTCAATCTCGAGCGTGCTTGTCACTTAGTAACAGAAATGAATCGTTCTGGTAATGTATATTACGGTAAGTCCAAAGTACTAACAACCCCCATGGGACAAATTGTTCGTAGCTTAGTTAACGACGGTGTCCGTGTTGGTATGAGTTCTCGTGCCTTAGGTTCATTGCAAGAAATGGGCAATGGTGTTAACAAAGTAAAAGATTTTCGTCTCGTGGCTGTTGATTGTGTTGCAGATCCAAGCTTTCCAAAAGCGTTTGTAAATGGTATTCTTGAATCAAAACAATTTGTTGCGACAAGTGATGGCCGTTTTGAAGAATATTATGATTCTTTTAGCGATAAGCTTCGTAACCTACCAAGAAAAGATGTGGAAGGATATCTTAAAGAACAGATTGTGGAGTTCTTTTCAAAAATTAGTAAAGTTTTATGAGTCAACCAATTGAAGAAATTGCACCAATGGTTGCAGGGGCTCTTGCAGGTGCAGCTGCTGAGGAATTGGGTGTAGGTCTTGCTGGTAGATTAATTGCTACCACCCTAGCAAAAACAGCTGCAGAAAAAATGTCCACACAATCTGATGAATCAAATGAATGTAAATGTGGTGAAAATGAAGAGTGTGGCTGTAAAAAAGTTGTCCAAAATCCAGCAAATTATATGCCTGCTGGGAATAAATATAATACAGTTATGAAAGAGCGCGCCGACATTGCACAACTTTTAAAGAATTTAAACGAAAAAAATTATGCTCAGGCCCATAAATATTTAAAGAAGATTATGGAGTCCAAATTACAAAGCCGTATTGCCTCTGTGAAAGGTGTAAAACTATTCTAATTTTATGAGTACAAAAACCATTAAATCTATCCTAAAGGAAGCAACCCAAGATCTCCTCTCTGAGGAAGTTCTTAATGATATCGAAGCGGCGTTTAACGCCAAGGTAAACGAAAAGGTTGAGCTTCATGTTACCAAAGCTTTAACAGAGCAAGATGAAGATTATAGCAAGAAGTTAGAGCATCTTTTAGAAGCTGTCGATGCTGATCATACTCTCAAATTACAAAAAGTTGTTGATGCTCTTGATGCAAACCATGCAGATAAGCTTAAAGCTATTGTTGAGAAGTATACTAACATTATCCGTGCTGAAGCCAAGAGCTTTAAGACAGAGACTATTAACAATGTTAGCACATATTTAGAAGCTTATCTTGATGAAACTATCCCTACTGAAGAAATTCAAAATGCTGTTAAGAACAAGCGTGCTCTTGAAATTCTTGGACAGTTAAGAAATATTTTGGGCGTTGATGCTGCCCTTGCGAAGGAAAGTATTCGCGAAGCCGTCGTTGACGGAAAGAATCAACTTAATGAAGCTTCTACGAAGCTTGAAGCCGTTACAAAAGAGCTAGCAGCTGCTAAAGCGCAACTTGCTGCTCGTGATGCGGAACTTACTCTCGAAAAGAAGACAGTAGGTCTCACACCACGTAAGCGTGATTATGTTAATAAAGTAATGCACAACAAGAATGCCACGTTCATTACTGAAAACATTGATTATGCTTTGAGCTTGTTTGACAAGACAGAAAAAGAACGGCTTCAAACCATCAAGGAAGAGGCTGTAACTGAAGCCGCTGCCACACAGGTAGATCGCCCCATAGAAGAGGGTGTTCAAACTGTTGAGGAAAGCGTCAGAGTTAATCCTTACCTTGCTGAACTATCCAAATACTAATTTTGGTTGAGGCAATTGCCTGAATAATGTTGTAGAATTTACATATTCTACAGGTCGAAATTAAGGAGAACAAAATCTATTATGAAATCAATCAGACCGACAACGGCCTATATTGATGAGTCTCGCGCTAAAGCGTTGCTCGAAAAGTGGAAACCAGTTTTGGATTACACTTCCGACAACGTCAAGCCCATTGAAGACGATCACACTCGCTTAAATACAGCCATGCTCTTGGAAAACCAAGAGTCCTGGTGTATTGGTGAGGCGAACGTCGCCGGTGGCACAGGATCCGTCTTTGGCGGCGCCTATAGCCCCACTGGTGGAATGGGTGGTCAAGGTGGCGCTTTTGGTAATGCCTCACCCCAGGGTGACTGGTATGCCACAGGCGA